ATAGCGTTGTGAAAATTCTTGATATGTAAATGAACGATGCCGGAGCACTTGGGCCGCGATACCGCGTGTGGTATTCAATTCTAGGGTCATGAATGCCTGCTCAAAGATCGACCAGTGCTGATGCTTCACACAATACTTGAGCAGACCAGAGAACTTTTCATTCTCCTGGTTATTGGGATTGGACACACGGGCACAGTAGGCCATGTGTTGTTCTGCGTCTGGTGTAACGCTAATCAGTTTAGTCAGGGTATCCGTCATCGTCATCAAATACTTCGTCGTAATCGGTTATGTAGTTTGCAGAAGATTCTTCTGTCTTGTATGCGTCCACATCAGAGAATACTTCACTCTCCAATGCTTCCACAAGAAGTTTGAGATTCCTTACGATTAACTTAAGTCTCTCTCGTTCCATGAGTATAAGTTATGGCATTATAATTCTACATTAAAAAAGGAGGGTAGTCAACCCTCCTTGAGCGAATTGAGACTTAGCTTAAAATCCTCCTACAGATTCTTTTACATACCGCTTGGTCATCGTCGCATTCTATAAGACAATTATAATAATCATTAATAAGGTCAGATTCCTCCATGGAACGGTCTAGTGTTTTCGTCAATCGTTCAACACTTTGTTTCCAACCCGCCAACTGATTATGTGAAATGAGATTGTGCATAATGTCCTCCATTATACGAAATTAAAAGGACATAACAACATACCAAAGGGGATTTTGGTTACATAGGCTTTGTCCTCACCTTTAATTCTATCATATCTAGGCGAGTTTTTGTAACTTCATATACATTTCTAACATTGACATATAAGTACAAAAAAAGAGGGAGTAATTAACTCCCTCTGTAAAGTAAGTTTGTGTGATTCACTTAGTGTAAGTCTTTCCGCGATAGCAGAATGTACCGTGGGTTTCCTTACTCTCGACGCAACGGGTATCATACTCAACACCACGATATGCAGTGTGGGTGATTTGTGCGTCATGCAGTGCAGATGCTTTGTTGATCTGCTTGCGAATGAGATTGAGTGTGTTCATGAGTTTACTCCTGAAGTATGGGATTTACGCCCCGTTCCTTCAGTCGTTTGCGTCC